CTAGATTTGGTCCCGTGCCGCTTCGATCGCCTCGTGTGCTCTGCCCAGGGCTTTCCGGATCTCTCGCACCCCGTACTGAAGGGCATTGATGTCGCGATCGGGGGCCATCCCCTCCAAGGCGCAATGCACGAGATCAACGAACGAGCTAGCATCGTCCAGATCATCCTCCCCGCGAATCAACAGCGTCGACAGGGAAGGCTCATCTAGATCCAGGTCGAAACCGATGATGTTGGCTCTCCCGCTACTCGCCGCGTGGACCGTCGCGAATGACGCGGCGCCAGATCTTGTGCGATCTAGCAGCGTCGCCAATTCCTTCATCAGCTCGCGAATGCGATTATAAAGGATCGGATCAGTTGGCACGCCTTCGGCGGCGGCCGGAACGGTGGTGTTCGGCATATGAATTGCTCCATTAACGATATTCGTTGACGATAAACGGATAGCGTTGAATTAACTTGATGTCAACGGTTTTCGTTTCTGGTAAACGATAAACGTTGATATGAGGGAAGCATGATCACGAAAGAACAATCACGAGCCGCCCGGGGGCTTCTAGACTGGTCCCAGTCCCAGTTGGCCGGGCATTCGAACTTGGGCGAAAGCACAGTTCGAGATTTCGAGAAGGGCAGGCGCGTGCCGAGCACCAATAACCTGGCGGCGATCAAGGCTGCGCTCGAAGCCGCGGGCGTCGTGTTTCTCGAAGATGGGGTCTTGGTCGATGGCGGGGCAGGGGTGAGGCTTCGCAAATGACGCATGTCGAAAACCCTTGTCTCGAAGCGATGCTGGAAAGGCTGCGAGAATGGACCGATATGCCCACCTTCGCCGAACTCCATGATTCGTATTTCCGTTCGGAGCGTCAGCATGCGGAGGTGGAGGCGTATCGAGAAAAGCGAGGGAGGCTAAAGCGGCTGAGAGATGAGATCGTACCGGTGTACAACCATTTGCGCGCTCGTGGCTTCATGGGTGAGGTCAGGTTCAGCTTGAACAATGATCCTCCCGACGCTTGGCTGCGGCTCAACGGCCAAGAAGAAGTAGGAATAGAGGTGACAATCGCATTGTCGAGAGCTCAATTTGAGGGTGGACGTCGACTCAACAGGCAGGGTGCCAGTCCCGGCCATCCGCATCTTCGCGATGGTGCGTCCCAAAGAGAATTCGATGAGTGGGCAAGCCGCCCTAGTAGGATGATCGAAACGTCAAAGCTATTTGATCTCACGACTCGTGCGGTACTCGACTGTCTAGATGGAAAAGACCAAGCCCGTTATGAAGGGCTGGATCTGCTGGTTGAGGTGCCGGTTTTTCGATTGCCGCGTGAACGCTGGCTACCGGTATTCGAAAAACTTCGGGCACGCGCGGCCGGAATGCCATTCCGCCAAATTCACCTTATCAGCAGCCACGAACTGGGACATCCATTTGGGTGCCAACTCAAGTGACCGATCGCCAGCCGGAATTCAATTTCCAACTTCCCTTTGATCTGAGTTGTCCGGTTGTCTTCCGAGATGACCTAGACGGCTAGCGACGAAATCGACTATCGGCCAGATTGACTCTTCTTCCCAACCTGACAAGCTCCCCTCGGTGCAGGGTTGGGGAATTTCTATGGTAAGAACGGTTATTGCAGTCGCATGCGTAGTGCTGCCTCTTTCTTCGTGCGTGCAATCCAGCACGATGCGAGTTTCGCAGAACGAGGCCATCATTAAAACAAGCGCTGCACCAGTCTGTGGCGGAACTGGTGCAATGAAGGCGGCTGAAAAGCAGGCCGCGATCGAAACCATCAAGGCCGGCTATGACCGCTACGTTATCACCGCAGCGTCATCCGCAAACAACGTTCGCGCGACGCGGATGCCTGGCAGCTATCAGACCTACGGGACCGTGAATTCCTATGGCGGATACGGCACCATGAACGCGACAACTACTTATACGCCCGGTCCCGTCGTTTATGCCGGGACTCACGATCAAGCCGTTGGCGTCCGGATGTTCAAGGAAGGCGAGCCGGGTTCGCAGCAAGCCCTTTCGGCTCGGGAAACACTCGGACCAAAGTGGTCCGCGATCGTTAAAGATGGCGTGAATGTGTGCGGCTAAGATATGACAGATCTGCCCGTCTGGATCCAACTCCTGCAAGCTCTGTTGACCCCAGCGGTAGCTATCGCGGTGGGGGGCGTCGCCTTCATGCAGTGGCGGACCGCACACAACAAATCGGTCTTAGATCTTTTTGATAAGCGGATCGAGGTTTATGCCTCTGCCAAGAATGCCGTTGGAATGGTGCTCGCTCAAGGCAAATGCTCTCCCGACTCCGAAAAGAAGATCATGGATGCGATTGACCGATCCACATTCTTATTTGGAACGGAGGTCAAATTCTACCTGATGTCGATATGGACCGAGTTCATTAGGCTGAACAGCCTAAACGAGGAGATAAAAAGCGGGGTGGTGTCGAGTGCAAAAAAGCGCGTAGAAACGTTTGGGACGATTCAGCGGTTCTACAGGGACGCGCCTGACGTTTTTGGGCCGTACATGAGGATGGATCATAAGATCGCCCTATCTCCCATTGACTTTCTCCGGGAGAAAAATCGCATTCGCCTGAGCTACGCCGACGAGAAGCAGAGGTAATGGGCGCTACTTCTTCCAGTTCTCTTCGCCATCGAACCCAGGTGGGGCTGTGATACCGCGGCGGCCACGCCACGGTTCGACCTGATCGGCTGCGCCGAACTTGCCGGCGCCATCATGCATTCCATACCTGCGATCGAGCCAAGCCCGAACTGCAGGCCAATACCGGCGATCAGCGAAGAGCGGGTCCTTCATCGGAAAGCCCGCCTGCGTCGCTGCATGAAGCGCGATTTTAAACTGCTCAAGGGAAAGGCCCAGGCGATTGGCACACTGGGCCTCGGTGACGAAAAGGGTGTCTGATCTTGCCATGATGGAACCTCTTTATTGAGCTATCCGGATTTTCCTGTGGATTCGATTGCTCGCTTCCAGTTCTCTTCCACGTGGAATTTGGGTGTGCAGCGCTGGCAAAGAATGGGCTTCGGCGTGGCCCACGGATCCATTATCGTCTTGCCACAGTCACTGCTTCGATACCGAACGACCTTTGCGCGAATGATAACGCGGTGGCGATAGGCCGGGAGGTGCTTGTAGTCCAGCATCGTAACGCCGTCACGGTACAACCGTCCGACCACGCCGCAATGCTTGCAGGCCTAGGGTATGTCAGCGCCCAGATGGTCGAGCGCTTCTCCATTCGGATTTCGAGGAGCGCTGCCGCACCACTCAGCCCCATCGTGGCAGAGGGGAAAGTAGACCCGGGCATCAGTCCAGGCAGTGAAAGGTTTTCCGTTCGTGACGCCGTAACCACTATCAAATTTCTGGTAGGCCTCTTCGTCACTAAGGGTAATCGATACGAGTTTAGACCAATCATCGCCGTGATGGTTCATCTCGGCGATGATGAGTTCTTTCCACGAATACAAGTTGGACATCACTGCTCCCTTTACACGTCAAAATCCGGATACCCCTTTATTGGCAGGAGGATCATTCAGGCTGCAGCCGATGCGTCAAGCTGGGGATGCGACCGCGGCTTCCTCGGCCGGCGCGGCAGATCCACCAGGATGATCCCGACGCGCAATCCGCCCAGCCATAGGGGCAGCGTCTCTGGCCCTATACCTCTGCCATAGCCCTTTTTCCAGTTCTCTAGCTTGTTGGCATAACCTTCCTGCATCCCAGACAATAGGTCGACCTCAAGACAAGCCATATCCAATTGTTTCCTGCGGGCTGTCATTGCCTTTACGAAATCGCCATAATCCTGAATGACGCCAGAAACGACTGGGCGGCCGCCGACGGTTTCTGGTTCCGGCTGATCGATCTTCCCCTGCTTGACCTCCCAGGCCACGATAGCAGCCTCGGAAAAGTAATACCGCTTTCTGATCCGCACCGGCTTTGGAAACCCCAGCTCGGGATCTTTGAGCCAGCGAGAGAGCGTCATCTTGCAGACGCCGAAGCGCGCCAGGACTTGCGCGCTATCGAGGTGACGTTCACCCAGCTTCATGGCGGTCACTCGTCGGCGCCGACGCTTGCTGCGGCAAGGCGTAGCTGTTCCGCCTTCTTCCGAGCTTTGAGTACTGGAGTGCCGAGAAGGTTCGACAACCGGCGGCGCTCGTCGTCTGCCCAGGACGGAAGCCACTTTTCGGAATCAACCCTCGCGACGCGGAACCGGCCCAACGCGTCGGTGCTCTTGAAAAATCCGGCAGTCGTTTCCGCGATCCGGGATATAAAACGAGCTTCATAACCGACGGGTTGGAGGTCCGGCATGTTTGTGAACCCCGAGATGTCGTATCCGAGTGCTGCGAGTTTGGGCATTAGCTGATTAATGCTCGATAATGATCCAGCGATTCCCTCAACGTTTTTCTGCAGCCGCTCCACCTCGGCGAGGTACTGCTCTCGGACATCCTCAAGGCTCGCTATCTGCTGTTCGACGCGGTCGGCTTGGACAAGTGCGATCTCACGCTCCTCGTCGTCGGCGACCATTTTGGTGGCCAACTCGATAGTGTCGTCAAGCTCCTGAAGTTCCCGCGTCAGCTCTTCCAGGCGGAAGGCGCCCGCGAACTCGGTACCGTTTAGCTTTGCGGTTGCGCGCTGCTTCGTAAGGGTCTTGCTCTCGCTCACCATCGAGGTGCGCTGGGCGGTGAGGAAAGCCAGTTTTTCGCGGGTATCCTGGGACACGATTTTTTCTCCGTTAGGTAACATCGATTGGTAACAATCGGTAACAAGCGGAACTCCGGCCCGCAAAGCACACCTTCCGAGCACGTAAAATGTTGCGCAGACGAGAGCTAAAAGCCACCTCGGCGGCGGCTTTTCGGCTTTTCTGGAAGCGGGGAGGGCGGCCGGCGCTGTGCGACCCCGACGAAGTATTCCGAAGGGTCTTTGGGTACAGCGGCGCGAACGCTGTCGAGGCTATCCGCAGCCACCCAGCGGTGGCCGTTGAAACGCATGCCATTGATCTGGGGGAAGCAGGCGGAGTTCAGGACGATGTCGTCAGTGCTGCTCATCGTCGCGCAGCCGGTCGATCGCAGCATCGAGTGTATTGCGATCCTGGCCGAGCCTGCTGATCAGGGCGCTGTTCTTGATCGTCCCGCCGGCAAGAACCGAAGAGACATCTTCTTCAATGAGCCGAGTGACCTGGACATCAATGACCGATCTCTTTTCCGATAGTTCTTCGATGGATGACTTTTTCATGATGACCTCAATGACCCCGCCAACCGGCTATCTGCCGTCCTCAAGCCGCATACATACGATCTCGACGAAGCCCGTGGCTGTATCGACAGGTGTGCCGAGAGCGCCCGAAGCAAATTGCTCGATCTCCACAAAATCGGTCCCTTTGTTTGGGCCGATCTGCAGGAAGTGTGTCACAGTGCCAGAGCCCATACGTTGGATCGAAACGCTGTAGTTTGCATCGGCTTGCGGTGCGATGAACGTCAGCCTGAAGCGACCGGCAGACTGACGGGTCAGCGTGCCCCCCGCGACCAAACGCGTGTCGGAAAGCGTCGCATCGGCCTTGAAGAAGGCCCTTGCAAAGACGCCTTCCGAAGCGGGGTACTTCTCCGAAAAAACGATCGTCCTCGCGCAGTCGCGGGCGCGGTATTTGTAAGTGTTCGAATGGACCGCGAACCCTACGCCGGAGAGCTCACCGAATAGCCGCTCAAGCACCAGCCATTGCCCGCTATCGGTCGGTCCTTCGTTGTCAGTCTCGACGCCTGCGGAGTTGAAAGACCGGATGCAGATATCCTGCGAAATCAGGGACGAACCGTTACCAGGGTGAATGAATCCGTTGTAGATGCGATGCCCTCGCGTTCCCGGTCGGTAGTCGATAGCTATGCCGCCGCCGTTGCCCTCGATATAGGGCACATGGTAGTCGGCGGGGCCATCCGTTCCCGACGCCTGGGATGATGGCTTTAGGATGGCGGCGCGTCCGAAATTTCCTTCGGAAGTGATTATAACGGAACTGCCTCGCCCGAGGCAGAATATGCCGCCGCTTTCGGCGTAATCCGAACCAGAACCTGGGTTGGCATTATTCAGAACGAATGTTCCATTCGTGCCGTTGTTGCACAAATGGAAGCTCGCAGAGAACTCAAAACAAGCCGCCTCAACGCCGAACGCAAACAAGTCTTCACCAACGCTAACGCCGTGGCTTTGGCATTCGTAAGCTCCGAAATGCCCGAAGCGTGACGCGAAGCAGCCGAGAAACACGAAGTTCCTGAGACGTGCTTTTTCCGCTGTCAGGTTGCCTATCGTGCTCTGATTGCCAACGCGATAGATATACCAACCATACCGCGCCTTATTGTCGGCATCGACGTGGATATCACGCAAGATGACGTTGACCAGGTCGTCAGTTCCAGGTGCACTGAAATCGTCTCCAGCCGTGCCGACAGGTTCGCTGGATACACGAACGACTGCCGTTAGGGACGCATCCGCGCCAATCCACTTGAAGCATGTGAAGTTGCCATCTGTCGGGCGGGAATAGCCCGTCCGTCGCTTCCAGTTGGCGCCGGAGCCGATAAGCTTCGTTCCGTCCTTGATCACCAGTTCATTGGAAACGTTGAAGACGCGCGGAGGAAACTGCACGACCTCTTGGCTATCGGCAGCAGCTTGCAGGAAGGCGAGATGGTCACCTGTCGCAGATCCGGCCCTGACCGCCTGAGCCTCATTGTAGCTCGAGAAGAAATCGTAAATCGTCCAGAAATCGAGCTTGTTCCGGATGCGGGAAGGCGCGGCCAGGTGATCGTCATCAACGGAAAGGGTTTCGGGCTGCAACGCGCTATCCGCTTTCGCGCCCTGAGCCGCGGTAGCAAAGCCCGCATCATTGACGAACTCGGCCGGATCGATGTTCGAAAGAACCTGACCGTTCCAGCCAAGAACTCTGCGATCAACAGACCCCGGGATTTCCGGCGGGGCAAGTCCATATGGCGCCCTGAACGATTGAGCGATATCTCGCCGCGCCTCTTGCATCTCCGCTTGAAGCGTATCGAGCGCGAGGTTGAAGTCGCGGATTGGGAGGGCGCCACCGTTGACGAAGCGGCTTGTGCGGTGCGGATCTCGTCGACCGACTACCTTGACGTTTCCGGTAATGCCGACAGCAAAGACTGCCTTGGCGTTGCTCGAAACGCCTTCCGCATAGGTCGCTGAGACCGCGAAGTCATCCCGCTCCAACCCATCATGGACAACGATCAAGTCGTCATTGTCGAAGACAGGAAAGTTTGCCGCAAACTCAGTCGTCGCGACAACAGGATTATATTCGGAAATTCGAGTGTCAGGGGCTGTGATGCTCATGACAGGGATTTATCCCTGTCATTCTTGAGTTGCACAAAGCACACGTAGCGTGCGCCTCAGTTTACCTTGGTAGCAGACTTAGGTTGCATTCCATTTTTGTTACTTCTAACGGTAGCTTTGTTCATCATATGTGGGGGGAACTGTGGAAGAGTTGCTCGACAGGTTGATCAAGCTGCTTTCAACAAGGCAGGTAGAATTCACCAATTCCAGCGGCGGCGAGGCCAGGGCGTTGATCGCCCAGCAGCAAGGCCTTTACAAAACCCTAGGCCAAACCTTTAGGGAGGTGCCATTTAGCGACTTGCGGAATAAAGGATCCGTTGGAAACTCCGCGCTATGTCAGGCGCTATTTGGCAATGCTGTGGCTGTTGTGCAGAGTAGTCCCCCGGTGGTCCAGACCGATGACAAGACCGTTGTTACGTCTACTTGGCCAATTTTACGGGATGAAGAAGTTCAAGCCCTGGCGCGATTTGTCACCAGCATATCAGGGCGGCGTACTGCCGAAGAGGCGCACCAATACATGTTTATCTCAGCGTCGGCGCTCGCGGTCGAGATGCCCAACGCAAATATGATGCAAATTGCCGAGAGCCGAACTCATGACAGCGAGCGCGGACGTCTGCTTATCGGTCTCGCAAATTACGTTGCGGCTAAGGAATCGCGAGCCGTTGCGAGATCTGTCGAAGTCTCTCTCCAAGACGAGATTGCGAAAGCAAAAGGTCACATCGACAACCATCGAGCCGCTTTTGAGCGCGAGGTCACTGATTACCGCAGCCGCCTGGACGCACTTGCCGCGGCCGCCGCTCAATTGACACAAGCCAATTCAGAAACGAAGGACAAGATCGACCATACCATTGATGAAGCTCAAGTTGAGATCGATGCGCTGCGCGCCGATTTCCATAGCGACATCGAAAAGAGGCGTGAGGAACTTCAAAATTTCGAAACGACCACCCGTGAGCAGCTGAAGCTTGAGAGCGTTCGCCGCAGCTGGGCCGGCCGTTTTGAAGAAGCCAGGTTAGCTTTCGGCATCGCCTGCGGGTTGTTGTTGGCCTATCTCGTGATCACCATCGGCGTCGCTGCGCACTGGGGAATTCCCATCGTCCAGGCTCTCGCCAGTATTGAGCAGAAGGCAGTTGCCGATGCCCAGGGAGTGGCAATTACCCCCGCGACAGCCCAGGCCGGCTCAGCAGCGCCGGCGGCACCCCCTCCAATCCCAACTTTTGCGATCCCGAAGGAGGACTCGGTCGCGATCGCGATCATTCATCAATTCGGCCGGCTGATCGTGTTCTCTGTGCCGGTCTTCGTGTGGCTTTGGGCAGGACGGGCGTTGATGCGCTACTTCATGCGATCGATGCTCTTGATGGATGACGCCCGGCAGCGGCAGACGATGCTGGATACTTACTTCTTGTTGAGCGAGAAAGGGCGAGCTGACGAACGCGACCGGCCGCTTGTTCTTTGGGCGCTCTTCCGCCAGACCCCTGGACATGGACCGGACGGTATAGAGCCACCTGACTTTACTGAGGTCATAAACGCAGGTCTCAAGCGCGCTAAGCTAGAATAGGAACGCGGCCGTACCACCGCGATTCAACTACTGTTTGTCGATTTGCCGCCACGGCCGAGGAAGGGGAAGGGCGCATGATTACGCGCCCGCCCGTCTCCCGCCGAAAATCTTTTGATAGAACCCGCCAGCGATAGCCAAAATCCCGCCTCCAAGGGTCGCCGCGATGGCGATGATTAGAAATGGGAAGAATACGCCGGCCACCCAATACCAATCCCAGCCCCATGCCGCATAGGCACCGTATGCCCCAAGGCAACTGATGATGAAAAAGCCGACACGCATCGAGATCATCAGGAAGAGAATGGCGCCGACCCACCAGCCGGACCAGCCAAGCAATTCCTCTACGCCGGCTGCCGCAGCCAGGACATAGAAGCCCAGAACGACGAGACAAATACCCATCACGGCCAGAAATAAGAAGCCTCCGGCTAGCCCTTTAAGAAGTTCCATTGATTGCCCCCCATAGTTGCAATCGCAGGCTGACAGAAATCCTTCACACAGTCAAAGTGATCTTACCGCGGCGTCATTACCGCCTTGCACCTGTCCCACTATTCCTCGACCATCTGCGTTGCCAGTCGTGCCGTCTCCACTTGGCCGGAGTTCGGCGTGGGCGACTTACCGCAAATGTGCGAGGTATCGATCAATGCGCGTGTCTCGCCGTCGTAACAAGATGACACAATTGGCACGCACGGCCTTTCGATATATGTCGGATCGCCGCTACTACAACGGCTGTTCCAAACGACATTCTGCCGCTTTCACTGGCGATCATCTTCTTGGCGAGGTTTCGCGAGCGTAAGTGATCCGATCGGCAGCGGACATCTTGTCCCATTCCTCGTCTGAAAGGTCCTGCCGGCCGATATCGCGCCCGGCGCCAGGATTGCCCGGCACCGCGCCGCGATTGAGCCGCATCAGTGTTTCCATCGCCTCGATCTGTCTGGCAGTAAACAAGACGCCAAGAAGGGACTCTGCCTGATCCGCCGGCAGCTTTGCCGCGACCCACTGCTTGACCGCGCCTATCCGCTCTTGCGCCTTCGGTCCGAGTGCTTCGATCTGGCGACCCATAGCTTCCCGGAGCGCATTGTGCTCGGCAATTTCCATCTGCGCGCCGAGACCGACCATCTTCTCGAACTGCTCCTGGGTGAGCTGGTTCGCGTGAGCAAATTCCCGGAGGTTTGCAATCCGCGGGTCATCGACCTTGATCAGGCCATCGCCGACGTCAATACCGTCTGGGAGCGCGAAATCGCCCGGTAAGCGGACTTCGTAGCCCATAGGCGTGTCTGGAAATGCTGGTGGTGCCGGCGCCGATTCGATCGCCGGGGACACTTCGGACGCCTGACCTGCGCTTGCGTCCGTATTGCTGACTTCAGATCCGTTCATGATCGATCTCCGCAGGATGCGTAACCTGTTCAATTGTGATGATCTCGTCGTGCGCGATCGCCACCGGCGGCGAATCAGGCGTAAGATCCAGGACATATCCTGGTGTCACATTGAGATTGTTGTTGATCTGAAGGTTCACCTGCGCACCAGGGGGGTCGACGAGGACGACCTTCGCGGCGTCAACGCGGACCTTGGCGCCAGCTGCCGTCTTCTTCAGCTCCGGATCGGTCATGACGCCCTCGATCGTGTTTAGTCCGAGCGCCTTCATTCCGTTTCGCTTGGCTATGAGTTGCTGCCGATGATACGCTTCGACCGATGGCTTCAACATCGCCGCTCGCAGAGCACGGACTGACAAGCCCGCGGCCGGCGCTGCCTCCCGATCGCTGGCGTACATGGTGCCGTCATCGCCACCGAAGATCATCAGCTCAATGGCTTTGCGTACGCGCGGGGTGCACCCCGACCCTCGACCAGCAGGTTTGTGACGGCCAGGCTTCGACGCCTCGCGCTTTCGAGCGGAAATCAGGGCCTTCGGATCTGCATCGTGCCGGACAGCCATCGCTCTCAGTAGCCCCAGGGACGCTCTATGGCTGTTACTCCGCCGCGAAGCGCTTCCACTGCCCAGGGATCTTTCGCGACACCATAGGTCTGGCCTCCAAACGGATCTTTCGACCATTCGGCCGGTAGGCGGGCGACCAGTTGCTTCGCGTCCAGCACGTCCATCCATACGGATTCGCCCCCTGTCGCTCGGAAGACTACGACTTGCTTCCGACCTTGAAGTTCGCGACCTCGATCAATGGCCATATCGGGCATCGGAATTCTCCTTGGTTTAAAAAATTCGAGCCCGAACATCTGGGGGAGGCCGAATACAGTGTGGGGGTGGAACTGGAAATCTCGCGCCCAATTTTGCCCCCCACCCCCCTCAGTCCATCCCACACGGGTTTGAAGGGGGTGGGGGTGGCTTGCGTCGGCCCGCGGTTCGATGGCTCCGCAGATGACGCTAAGCCAGTGGGATCATGACGCCCGATCGAGCAAGGCAGGATCAGCTGGGATATCCCGCTGTGCTGCCCGCTGCTCGGCTGCAGAGAAGGGCGTAAAGGACCATTCATCCGGATGTTCGCGGACTGTCTGGCGGGCGTCGACGGAGGCCTGCCAGGCGCTCTCGCCGTTGATCCGATGAACCTTGATCTGGGTGGTGCCGTAATGGGCGCGCGATTCAACCGAATGGGTCATTGCAGCTATCTCCGTTGCTCTTTTGCAATCGATTGCCATCGCTCAATCGGCAATTCCTCGAAAAACGTAGCTGAAATCTCACTTGGCGTAGCCCCATGGTAGCCCGAGTCGAGATTTCCACGATACGCGACGAAGACAATGCAAGAGCAATATGCCTATGAAATAGGGGACATGCAACGGAATTAGTTGAACAGTCCCTACTGATTGTGGATCAGCTGCTCCATCAACAGCCGACCATGAATTTCGGCTCGTAAGGGAGAAATGCTGGCGGCCCTCTGGCGCGTGTTCAAGACACGACCATTGACCCCAAATCAGCTACTGAGGGCGAGAAGGGTGTCGCTGTCAAAGCCTTGGCTATGGGCTATGGATGCCATGGGGATAGCATTCGAATGGGATGAGGATGTCTTGCCGAGGGTATCGTCGTGCGGAGCACGATCTCATCGCATGGTCATGATTATGAAGAGCGGAGCGATGAATAATCATAACTGTTAGTATCCCCTTGATCTCTCCTTAATGTCGGAAAGCGGGTCAAACCTCTTAATGTCGGAAGATTACTCCGGCTCTTAATGTCGGAAGATTTCGATGGGGTTGATCAGAAGGTGAAGCTCTGCGCCAATTCATTGCACCGGTCGGCGCCGGCGATCCACTCGGCGCGGTTCATCGACCATTTCAGCGTGGGCGCAGTTGCGGGAAGCAGGTATGGCCGGACGATGCCGACGACCTCGATATCGGGCAGAAAGCGTGAAAATGGAACGATGAGTTCATTGGCCTTCTGCTCGAACTCAAGTCTCTGCAGCATGGCATCGCCAGCGTTCTGGTATGCGAACCCGATCTTGTTTTCCCAATCGAGACAATTCCAGCCCCGGCCGATCGGAGTGATGATCTCCGCACCTGATCCGTCATGCTCGACAATATGCGGGGCAACAACGACTTGTCTGGCATTCACGAGGCTGTTGAGCAGCCCATAGTCCATGTCGCTACCGGCCCATCGATCTGATCTGAAGCCGTGCACAATGTATTCGGACAACACCCGGATGACTCGCTTTTCGTAGAGCATTCTCGGGTTCGACGGCAACCTCCAGTCCACCCCACAGGAGATGTCCATGTTGGTCCGACTGTAGATCTCAAGCATCATTTCGAGCTGCGATGTGTTCTTCTGCGAACGAAAGAACTTAAGCGGCCCCTTGTTTTCCTTCGTCCCAATGAACGATTGCGGAATCCAAGCCTCTTGCGGCTGCTCGCCCTGGAAGACATTCAACTCGTATAGAGGGCGCGTGCCGTCTCTCACGATGTGCAGCAGGCCGGCGTCGGCGAGCTGATGTATGGCCTCTTTCGCCTTCGTGCCTTTCAAGCTGGTTCGGTCTTCGATGGCTTTTGCCGACCAACCCGTCGTGCGGTGGTCTGGACCGGTGCCGCAGGCGAGAACCAGGTACGAGGCCGCTTGATTGCTCCCCAGCGCCGCAGCAACTCGGAACGCATGCATGTCGACCTTGAAAAAGCGCGCGTTGATATCGGCGAAACGGTCGGGATTGTTCAAGGCTTCCTTGTCTGACACTTCACGCACCTGAACGGTCCCTCAGCCCGCGCGACAGGAATGCGAACCTTCCCCTTGTGGCCGCACCGGCAGATGATTGTCTTGGTGATCATAGTGGAAGGCGATGTCAGCGCAGACGCCTCCTGCCGTGCCTCGATCTTGGATTTCAGACGGCGAGGCGGTGATCCTTCACCCAGCCAGGGGCCGCCGCCCGTGACGCACTCGGCGCCTTTCCGGGACATGCGCTGACGCACACGGTTCTTTGCGAAATCGCGCGCTGTCATCCGTGCGCCCTCCGGTAGATCCGGAAGCGCTGTGCCATTGCTGAAGCTTCGCACGCCTCGAGCGCCGACAGCCCGAAACGACGACGCAGTTCGGGAATGATTGGCTGCGGTGGCTGCTGCTCGTCAGCAAGCCATTGTGCCGCGACGACGACGGAATCGCTTTGCTCGTGATCGGCGCCGGTCATGGTGCGTCCCCTTTGCCCTGGTCCGCTCGCTCTAGGAGCCAGCGGTCGATGTCTGCTTCGAGCCAGACGCGCTCCCGGCCGCCATTGGTGAACGGTTTGGGGAAAAGCCCCGCTTTGACCATTTGCCAAAGCTTGGTGTTCTTCATGGTGATGCCTTTTTCGGGAAGGCTACTCCGGGGGATCGCGCGCTGCGTCATTTCGCGCCTCCATTTTCAATGGCGGCGCTTCGCTGCATCTTCTCCCGGAGAATGACGGTGATCTCCGCGTTCTGAGAGCGCATGTTTTGTTCGGCGGATGCTTTCAGCCACCGCCGGACATCATCAGGCAGACGTAGCCCGAAAATCTTCTTGTCTGTCATCGCTGACCTCGTTAACGACTCGTTTAACATCACTGTGTAGCTATAGCTACAGTGTGAAGTTATTGCCGTCAACGTTGGTTAGCTACATAGTGATGTCATGAGTAACAAGAAGACACCAGAAGAGAAGATCGGCAGCATTGCACCGTTCGGTCTGCGTATGCTCCCCGAACTGAAGCAGCGTGTTGAGGCCGCTGCTCAAGAAAACAATCGCAGCATGAACGCCGAGATCGTTGCACGGCTCGAGGCAAGCTTCACCAATCTGCACCTAACGGATGGTAAGGTCACAGCGGTAACGATTCCGAAGAGGGATTTCGATTACCTGATGTCCAATATCGAGGAGATCAATCGGAAGATGAAGCTTTACCCGGAGAGTAATGACTAAGAGCGTCAGCGGCGTTTCCGGATCGGGACCACGTTTTCCGGCGGTGGCTCGACCACCGACCGCACCTTGTTCGCCCACCGCTGCAGCGCGTCCTTCCGCTCGTCGATGAACGCCCACTGATCATAAACCGCATCCAGGTCTTTCTGGGTATGGGCCATGATCAGTTCGGCAACAACCTTCGGCACTTTGAGCCCGGATAACCAGGTGCGAGCCGTCCGGCGCAGATCGTGGTTCACGAAGGGGCGGAGCGTGACTTGCTCAGGATCTCGCCCGGCTTCTCCCGCCTTACGCTTCAGCACGGTCAGCATCTCGCGATCGAGGATCACCTTTGCCTTGCTGAAACCGTTGATCGGCTTCACGCCTTTCGTCGTTGTGAAGAGGAACGGTCCATCTTTATGCTCGGGGAGGGCTTTGAAGATGTCGTAGGCGAGGTCGCTTAGTGGAACGTGATGATCATTGTCCTTCTTCATCCGAAGGGCAGGGATCGACCACATTCGTTTTTCAAGGCGAAGCTCCGTTTCTGGTACCTCCGCGACTTCATTGAGGCGTAGGCAGGTTATCAGCAGAAGTCGGTAGGCGGGACCGTAGGGATAGCCCATGACTGCCGTAGCTTCCCAAAATGCCGCCAGCTCGTCCTCATCCAGAACACGCTTCCGCTTGACCTTTTTGCCGATCACCTTCTTCGCGTTGATCCGGTCGCACGGCGAAAACTCAAGCCCGTATCGTTCGGAATCAACAGCCCAATTGAAGAACGCTCTGACGTAGGCGAGAAGGTTATGAGCCATGGTTTTGGCGCCACGAGCCATGGCGTCGTCGATAACGCGCATGATGTCAGCTTTCGTGATTCCGCTGATTGGCCGATCACCAAGGCCGGGCCGCTTTGCTTTCCCCGGGCGTGGATCAATCCTATCTTCCACGAACTCCAAATTCAGGCATCGAGCAACCTCGTTGCCCTGACGAAGTATCGGGTTGTCTGGGTCGCTACCGATGACCACGATCGAAAGGTAGTCTTCGACCGCACTCCGAAACGTGTTGTCTTGACGCTCGATTTCTTTGGCTTTGGTCTCGGCGATGTGGATCTTTGGATCGACACCCTTGCCAAGCATGTCCAGCCAGTCGCGTGCGATCCGCCGTGCATCCTCCAGCGTAATCGCGCCGTATTCTCCGATGAGACGCCGAGTAGGTTTCTTACTCCCGCCAAACCGCGTGTACAGCACAAACGATTTCTTGCCGGCGGAGGTAACCCGGACCAGAAGACCCGGCACAATCGCATCACCGATTTCGTACCGGCCGACGTCTTTCGGTGCAGGCTTCAGCGCCTTTAGACGCCGGTCGGTAAGGTTCTCTTTCGCCATCTTTGATCTCGGGCTACGCCGGGGCTACGAAAAGCCGGGGCTACATATGAATTCGCACGAATTCATACGAACACTAAAACCGCCGGAAGGCAAGTGTTTCCGGCGGTCGGCGCTGGTAGCACGAATGCATATGAATTCATGCGAACAGCGGAGCATCTGATTTGTAATCAGGGGGTCGCGGGTTCGAACCCTGCCGGGGGCACCATTAATTTTGAGGCACTTATGCCTCCGCCTCGTCCAAGAAAAATAACCGGGGGCACAAAGGGGGCAAATAAGGTGGCCGCAACCGTCTCTTCAGCACTTGATAAACGCCTGTCAAATCCGCTTCGCTAATCCGAAGCGGACGCTGGAAAGATCATCTCGTTTTCATGCAAAGTCTCGCGGCCTTGAAAGGAAAGGCCTGCCCGAAAGCAGACCTTTCCGTCAACATCATCAGGGCGAAGCGGGCCAATGGATCGTGCGGGGGGATAACCCGCTTCCCGGCCCAAACCAACTCGATCGGGAAACGTTCCGGCCTCCACGATCTACACTGAAAGCGCGTAGCCACTAAGCCGCTTCACAGAACCGATTAAGGGTAATCCCTGTCCCCGGAAAGCATCGCGATGAGCTGTGCCTCACTCCGAACTCCATGCTGGAAGAGATCTATGACGTCAGCGGCCAGCAATTGCGCTTTGCTGGTGTTTTTGGCAATACCGCGCCGTTGGCATGCGAGGTCGAAGACACGCTGAAGCAT